AGGAAGTTAATTGCACAAACTGATCTGTTTGTTGTGAATCCTGTAACAGCTGTTGTATTATAAATTAAACATCCTCTTGCTGTAAAAGAAGCAGACCCAAAACTTGTATCATTAAATTTTATGCAAGCTGTATCACCAGACAAAACTGGATCTGCACTTGCTGTTAAAGCATTTCCACCAGCTGGATATCCAGTAGAAGTTGTACTAACTTCTTTAGTGTTTGTAGGATCTGCTGAAGCATCTGTAGGTGCTGTGTATTGAGTTGTTGATTTACTTAAAGTTGCGTCTTCTGTAAATAAAGCTAATTTAAATGCGTTTCCTGTAGGTGCTCCACTTGAGTCATTAAAATTATGTCCGCCTTGTAGAATTTCTACTTTGAATGAATTACATATTGCCGATGTTATTGCCATAAAAATCTCCTATTATTGAGGCGCTGACTCGATTGGAATTCTAATTGTACCATCCGTGTAATCGTCTCGTCTTCTTCTTCCAAGTTGCATTGCTGCAAACTTTTGTAGTTCAGTTTTATACTTCTGCTCGTATAATGTCAACATATCAGTTGGACCTTTTAAAAAAGAATATGCTTCACACAAACAAGCATAAAGTAGTCCTTGAGGAAAGTAATTACTAACATATGTTCCACCAGTATTTGTTTCTAGGCCTGTTGGCATTGCATTATAATGAATAATATATTGATAGTTAGCGTCTGGTGTAGGAGCCACATATATAGCACCTGATGTAGAAGAACTAGTTCCTGTTGTAGCACCACCGAACATAGAATAATATTTAGGAAGTCCTGTTGTATCTTGTCCTGTTTGACCTCCTGAATCACCTGTTAATTCTCCTATGTACTCTTGTATAAAAGTTTGATCACGTCTTTCTAAGTAAACACCTTGACCTGTAGTAGCTGTTGTAGAATTATATACTTGAATACCTCTTACAAACAATAAACCTGTAGGCATTGTAATTGTATTAAAATCTGTAGCAAACTGTCCTTGATCTTGAAATCTATCAGAATCCATTGGACAATCTAAATTAATTCTGTGTTCTGCATTACGAAGAAATCCATTTATAACAGCAGCAGTAAATACATTACTATCAACTTCTGTGTAATTTCTAATATCTGTTGTTAAATCTGAATAACTATATGCCATAATTAACCTCTATCATTTACTGGTCCAATTGTACATTGAAAACCGCCTCCTGTTTCAGTGCTTGTAGCATTAGATACTAAAGGCACAGTTATAGAATTATACAAAGTTCTTGTAGCAGGTTGAGCTCCTGTAGTTTCTGTTGTTGCAATTGCCGTTGCTAAATAAGAACCAAATACTTTTGCTCCGTTTGCATGAGATACAGCTTTTGTATTAGCTGGTGTAACTCCTCTAAAAGGTGCAGCTGTTCCACGTGAACAACCTGTTAAATTATTTCCAGCTTTTCCTGCATATTGAATAGTTTCATTTTCAAACGCACCACTTGTAGCATTTATTTTTTCAATAACTATAAAACCAGATGTTGGAAACGCTGATGCATCATTTAAAATAACTGTATTAACAGTATCATTAATTGCACCATTTAATGTTGATGATAATTCTAAAGTAGATATTGCAACACCACCCACTGTTGATTTAACAGCTTGAAATCTAACATGTGTTGTTCCATAATTTATTTGATTAGAAGGATAAGACACACTTAGAGTTGGCGAACCTCCTGTTGTAGTAAATGGATTATCAGGTAAAATATCTTGAACTGGAAACTCAACTCTTGCAGGTCTAGCATTTTTTAATGCTTGTGGATCAGCTCCTACAGGATGTGGTTCTAATTGTGGTTGTTTAGGTTCAAATTCAGAAATATGCACAATAGCACCAGTCCATTCTTTTACCATTTCTCTGTATGGAAAAGCTGCGCCTGATCTATCTGATATTGCTAATGCTTTACTTCCTTTTGCAAATCTTGCCATTATACATTTGGATAATAAGTTTTCGGTGTAATAAACGTACTCGCCGCTGATCCATCCTCCGATAGTGCTCTTGCTAATTCATCTTCATATAGCAGTTTCATTTCTTGTGTTCTTTGTGGTGCATACTTCATAGATAAGTAATAAGTTAATCCTGAAACCATACAAGGCACAAATCTAAAAGGTGTGTCACTTGCATTAGTATAAGCTCCTGTATCTTGAATTCTTCTAACATAATAAACATTTATAAAATTAGATGCAGCTGTTGCATTTGGTAACGGATAAAGTGTTATAGTAACTTTATCTATAAATCTTTGCACCCAAAATTGTGAAGGTGTTCCAAGTGATGCTTTATTTGCCGTTGCAGAATATGCATCTCTTGCAACTTTTGTTAAACCTATATCTGATTGTGATGTAGTATTATAATTTTGTCGATAAGTAACATTTAAAATATCTGAAATACCATAAACATTTGCTGTTGGAACTGTTGTAGCTTGTGGTGGTTCTCCACCTCCAGGCACATCACTAGAATTTCTATAAAAAGTATATACACCAGAACCTTCAGCAGTAGCGTCTACGTTTGTTGAAGAACCTACAACTAAATTAACATTTGTATTTCCTACTTCCCAAAAATGAATTCCTCTATTACCCCATTCTTGAAATAAAATATTTAAAGATCTTCTAGCTGTTTTAATTTGATGACCGGCCGTACCTACTAAACCAAGACGCTCGTATGCGTCTGCAATAATTTCATCTATTGACAGGTCCTGATCAAAACTATAGGCCTGTGAAGTAGTATTAGCCATTGCTACCTACCCGTCGAAATATACTGTTAAACTTACAAAACTGTTAGTTGGTAGATTTACAGCTAAACCTTCATTAGCCAGTATTCCTCCATGCGCTGAAGCTGGATTAATTAAAGTTTGAGCTCCTGCAGGATTTTTTACAGCAAACAATTCATTTCCTTGTGATTGACCACCATTAAAAAATGTAGTGACTGTATCGGCTGTAGCTGCAGTTGTACCAAATAATTCTCTTAATCTAGTTCTACCTGCAAATACAGTTTGCTCAGATCCTCCTGATCCTGCTGCATTTCCAGCTCTTACTGCTGTAGTAGTTCCACCGCTTACAGCAATTTGAGTTACTGTATTATATTTTAGTGTGCTTGTTACTGTTGCTGCTCCGTTAGGTCCAGCAAGGACTTCCGTAGCAGTTATCCCTAAAGCATTTGTTCCAGTAATTGTAAAATTTGTTGATCTTAAATCAGTTGCACCGTCTCCAGTTACCGTAACAAATAAACCTACTCCAGTTGGAGCAAAAGTTGATGCTGTTGCAAGTAAAGTTAAATTACTTGCTCCACCTGGTGTTTGTGCAGCCGCAATAGAATTATCATCCGCTGATGTTGTATCAGGGACTAATGTTTTACTTTTAGGACTTACTATACTTGTTCCCATAATTTTTTCTCCTTAAATTTACACTAAGGCCCCGAAGGGCCCTAGTTAAATTTTATTAGTTAGTGTCGTTAACCATCTGCGTCCAGTAAACATTTAACACACCTTCTCCGGCTGTTAAAGCGTCATCTGTTGCAGCAGAAATTACAACTACTTTGTCCATCTCAAAACCAGCAGCGTCATCATCTGAAACATTTAAACAATTTTTCATTTGAGCTACTGTTTGGTCCATTCCAGTTGGAATGTGATGAGAAGCAACACCTTTTACATCGTTAGATGTATCACCTGCAAAGTAATCAAGATCTAAACTGTTAGTCATAGATCCTGCAGCTTGTGCAACGTTAGCACCAATTTGCATGTCAAAACCAGCTGTATCAAAAGCTTCGTTAACAACAAATCTAATATCGTTAATTCTAGAAAATTTAGGTATTACAATATTGTTTGCTAAGTTTTTAGGTGATGAGTCAGCTGTTTGAGCTAATGGGTATTCGTTAAATAACGATCTACACACAACTGAAATTAATCCAGTTTCAATTACACCAACTTCTAAAGTACCTGCAGTACCAGAACCATCAATTGTAATTGAAGTTACTGTTTTATAAGTTTTAGCTGAAGTTGCAACTCCACCTGAAGCCATTGTTAGGTCTTCAGTTTGTGCATTTCCTAAAACGTCTGTTCCAGTGATAGTTGCAGTTCTTGCATTATCAGCACCAGCAGATGTTAAAGTAATTACAGAAGCAGCTTCAAAACCACCATCAGAAGTTATTCCAGGTACGTTTTGAGTAGTATCTAAAAATGTAACAGAAGTTGTACTTGCTCCATTAGAACCAGTAATAGCTAACTTGTTAGCATCAGTTGTTACAGTAAAGTTACTGTGATTGACAGGGAACGAAGCGTGACATTCAACAAATGCAACGTTTCTTACATTTTCTGAAATAATCGATCCTGTGTTGTTTTGAATTCGGCCAACGTTAATTGGTCCCGAAAAGTTTGTTCTTGCCATAATTTTTCTCCTTTTCCTAGTTAAGATATATAGTCTCTAGGCCGTCGACTATACGCGTCTATATATCATTTAAATTGTATAGTAAGTTTTTTATATACTAGATTTTAGTAGAGTGCAAGAGAGCCTTATAAGAAAGTGCGATTTCAGCGGTGTAGCTTTTGTTCTAAGTAGCTACAGAAACTTGTGGAGCTGCTCCTTCGACAATATTTTGTCTATGGGCAATAGCTGCTTCTTCCAGCTTGATCTTAGTGATGACTTCTTTAATTTTGTCATCAATTCTGACCATGTCAAGAGTATATCTACCATTAGATAGATGCTCCTGTTCCCACTTCAACTCCAAGGACCTTTTTGCTTTGTAAAGGTCTTGTATCATTAACAACCTCCTCATAGGTTATTCTATTTAACGGACCAAACATTCCCGTTTTTTCCCAAACTATAACATTTTCTCCAAGTTTGTCAAGGAGTGCTTGTTCTAGTGATTCTGGATTATCTTCTGATTGTACTTGGCATTCACCGAAGTAATCATAAGCCCATATTTTTACAAGGAATTTTTTCATATTTCTACTTTCTTATTAGATTGTGGCGAGACTATGTCCCGCCACAAAAATTTATTGATTACGCACCTTCAACACCGAAGATACCTCTAGGGTCAGACGCGCCAAAAGCGTATCTTTCTCTAGCTTTGTATCTTACGTTGCCAGTATCGAAATCACCTTCCATTGCAGTTGTCAATGGAGCTCTGTTGAAATATTTCATTCCATTTGGAACATCAGTGATAATGTAGAATGAATCAGCATCAGTTAAAAAGTTATTAACTCTGTAACCTTGTGGGATCATACCCATAGATGCGATTGCATTGATATCATTATCAGCTGC